CAAACACCAAATATTTTATACTACCAATGTTCACAACATGCTAATATGGGTAACCATACTTTTGCTACATCACCCGTTGTTAACACAGGTGTTTTTTTAACACTACCCACAGCAGATGGAAGTTCAGGACAATTTGTAAAAACTAACGGATCAGGTGTTTTATCTTTTGCAGCAGTAACTTTTCCAGTATCACCAACTATTTCAAATGTTTCTCAAACTATTACACCAGCAAGTGCAACAACTATAAATATTGCAGGATCTAATTTTTCTTCAATACCAACAGTAGAATTTATTAAATCAAACACAGGTGCTATTACTTCTGCTAATACAGTTAGTTTAACTAATGCGACTACACTAGCTGTCAATGTTACTTTAGCAGCAGGTAGTTATTTTGTTAGAGTAGAATTAGATAGTGGTAATGCAGGTAGAAGTACAAACGCAATTATTACTGCATCATCAGCTCCAGTATTTCAAACAAATGCAGGTTCAATAGGAACTTATGCAGGTAATTTTTCTGGTGAATTATTTGATATTCAAGGATCATCAGATAGTGCAGTTGCATTTTCTGAAACATCATCAGTATTGAGTGGTGCAGGTATAAGTTTAAATACATCAAATGGTAAATTGACTACATCTGATTTTGGTGGTAGTTCAACTACACCAACAACTTATACATTTACTTTAAGATTAACAGACCAAGAAGCACAAACAACAGACAGACAATTTTCAATAACCAGCTCTTTTGGTGCAACAGGCGGAGGACAATTTAACTAATGGCTACTACATATTTAACAAGAACTTTTGGAACAGAAACAAATAGAAAAATTTGGACATGGAGTGCTTGGGTTAAAAGAACAAATTTAGTAGCTAACTATCAAAATGCTTTATTTGCGGCTTATGAAAACTCATCTAACAGGTCAGTATTAAGATTTAATGAACACAAATTAAATTTACAAGATACCGATAATTCAGTTGAGATAAAAACAAATAGATTATTTAAAGATATTTCGGCTTGGTATCACATTGTTGTAAGAGTAGACACAACACAAGGAACGGCATCAAACAGAGTAAGAATGTATGTAAATGGAGTACAAGAAACATCTTTTGCTACAGCAAATTATCCAGACCAAAATGATAATATGAAAATGAATGCTAATTGCCTTCATTATATTAATGCAAGAAGTGGAAGTGGTTCAGTTGAAAGTATTGCATCTATGGTTTATTCACATGTACATTTTTCAGACGGTTCTTCTTTAGCACCAACAGTATTTGGTTCAACTGACAGTACAACTGGAGAATGGAAAATAAATACTTCTCCTAGTTTTACACCTGGAAATAATGGTTTTACAATTCTTAAAGATGGAAATGGTGTAACAGATGTATCGGCTAACAGTAACAACTGGACAATTAATGTTGGTTCAGGGGGTGGTTTAAGTAAAACACAAGATAATCCAAGCAATGTTTTCGCTACATTAAATGCTTTAGCTAAACCGGGAGCAGGTAATTTACCAAGTTTTGGCAATGGCAATACTCACTATAATAAAACAGGAACAGGTTCAGGAAATAATAGTATGGTTGTTGCAACGTTAGGTGCGACTACAGGAAAATTTTATTATGAATATAAAATGAATGATTCTAATGCTTTTATTGCAGGAATTTCTACATTAGATGGTACATATTATGATGCTAATGGTGGTTCAATGAATACATCACAAGGTGTTGGAGTTGCTTATCAAAGTAGTGGAAATAAAATTATTAATGGAACATCATCATCTTATGGAAATAGTTATGGTAGTGGTGATATAATAGGAGTTGCTTTTGATCTGGTTAATAATGTTATTTATTTTTCTAAAAATGGTACATTTCAAAATTCAGGAAACCCAACAAGTGGTTCTTCAGGAACTGGTGGAATAGGTATATCAACAACAGGTGTTATTTATGCTCCTTTTGCTCAAAACAATGGTTATAATTCTGCAAGTAGCGTTCATTATAATTTCGGCAATGGTTCCTTTGCAAACAATCCAATATCTAGTGCAGGAACTAACGCAAGTGGCAACGGAATATTTGAATATGATGTACCATCTGGTTACACAGCTCTATCAACAAAAGGATTAAACTTATAATGGCATACACAACAATAAATAAATCTACAGATTATTTTAATACAGTACTTTACACAGGTAATGGTGCTTCAACAAGAACTGTTACAGGAGTAGGTTTTAAACCAGACCTTGTGTGGGCGAAAAAAAGAAGTGCTGTAGGTAGTCATAATTGGATGGATGCAGTTAGAACTGCAAACAATTATATACAATCAAATACTACTGCTGCAGCTAGTAATGATGCAACTAAATTAAAAAGTTTTGATAGTAATGGTTTTACAGTAGGTGATGATGGTTCTATAAATAGTAATAATGCAACTTTTGCATCATGGAATTTTAAAGCAAATGTTCAAGGTTCATCTAACACAGCAGGTTCTATAAATACTGCATACACATCAGCTAATACAACAGCAGGGTTTTCAATATGTAAATGGACAGGTTCTGGGTCTAATGCAACTATTGGACATGGATTAGGTGCAGTACCTAAAATAATTATAGTTAAAAATTTAAATGCAACACAACCTTGGTGGACTTATTCTGAAGCTCTAGGTGCAGGTAAACAATTAAGATTAAGTGATACAGATGCAGTAGGAAATGATGGTGGTGTTATATGGAATAATACTGCACCTACTTCAAGTGTATTTAGTGTTGGAACTAATACAGGAAGTAATGGCTCATCTAATAATATTATAGCCTACTGCTTTGCAGAGAAACAAGGCTATTCAAAATTTGGAAGCTACACAGGTAATAGTTCTACTGATGGAACATTTGTTTATACAGGATTTAAACCTGCGTTTGTTGTACTAAAAAGGACAGATGGGGCTGATTCTTGGGTTATGCTTGATAACAAAAGAAATGAATTTAATCCTACGAATAAAAGATTATTAGCAGATACAAATGGTGCTGAAACAACTGTTCATGAAGCAGACTTTTTTTCTAATGGTTTTAAATTAAAACAAGCAGGTGGTCTTGCTAATGGAAATGGAAACAACCATATCTACATGGCATTTGCAGAAGCACCTCTAGTTGGAACTAACAATGTACCATGTACAGCAAGATAGATGCTTTTTGGATTTGCCTCATTTGCTGAACGACCGTTCTCAACGGTTGCTGATGATAATGATGTAATAATCCAAGTAACAGGTAATGCCTTAGATATTAGTATTGGTACTCCAGTAGTAATAGCAGGTACTGTTGTTCCAGTAGATCCTAATAGACTTACTTTAGGAACCGGAACTGTTACAATTTCAGCAGATGCTAATATTTCTGTTACAGGTAATGCTACTTCATTAAGTATTGGAACTGTTGTAGCTTCTGGAGGAGCTACGGCAATTGTAACTGGAAATTCGTTGACCTTATCTACTGGAAGTGTTACAGTAACTGGAACCGCTTTAGTAAATCCTACGGGATCACAACTAATAGCTAACACAGGAGAAGCAGGGGTCATCACTTGGAATGATATAATACCAGGAGTAAATATGACATGGACACCAATTGAACCCTTTTAAATAAATTATGGCATCATCATACTCATCAGATTTAAAATTAGAACTAGTAACCACTGGAGAAAAAGCAGGTCTTTGGGGAACTATAACAAATACAAATTTACAAATTTTACAACAAGCAGCTTCAGGTTATTTATCTTTAGCTGTAGGTGGAGCTGACGTTACTTTGGCTTTAGATAATGGAGCTACTTCAAATGGTAAAAATTTATATATTAAATTAACAGGAACATTAACAGCAAATAGAACTGTTACTATGCCTGCAGGAGCTGAAAGAGTTTTTATTATTGAAGACACTACAGTTAGAGGAACATCAAATAGAACTTTAAGCATATTAACAGCAAGTGGAACAGCTTTAGCAATACCTACAGGTGCTGTCATGTTAGTTAAATCAGACGGTACAAATACTACTAAAGGTATAACTGAAAAAGGTTATAATACAATTACAGATTCAAACACACCTTACACGGCTGTTTCAGGAGATCAAATTTTAGCTAACACTTCTTCTAATCCTATTACCATACTTTTACCCGCATCTCCGGCTGTAGGAGATGAAGTAAGTATAATTGATACTAGAGGAACATGGGGATCTAACAACTGTATTATTAACAGAAATGGTAAACCTATTAACTCTGGCACAAGTAATTTAACATTAAATACTAATGGTCAATCTATTACTTTGTTATATATAGATGCAACAAGAGGTTGGGCATTTAAAACCAACACAGCATAAGGAGCATGGATCATGGCTCTTATTGATTTTAAAGTATTACCTGGAATTGATAAACAGGACACCACTTCAGGTGCAGAGTTTCGTTGGGTAGATTCAGACAATGTACGATTTAGATATAACTTACCTGAAAAAGTAGGGGGTTGGTCTTCTCTTTTATCAGATACTATTGTAGGAGTAGCTAGAAAAGAATTTGCATTTGTTGATTTAGACGGAAATAGATATGTTGCAATAGGAACAGATAAATTTTTACTTATATATTTTGAAGGTCAGCTATTTGATATAACACCTTTAAAAACTCCCTTAGCTTCTTCAACAATCGCAACAGTTCAGAACTCTCCAATTTGTACAATAACTACAGCAAGTGCACATGGTTTAGAACCAGGAGATATTGTTTTATTTGCTAGTGTTACTTTACCTAGTAATACAGGTTATAATCCAAACGTTTTTGATGATAAATTATTTCAAGTAACCTCAGCACCCACAACAACAACTTTTACAATTACTCAAAGTACTAATGCAACAGCGACTGTATCTACTGGAGGAAGTATTTCTGTTATACCTTATGAAAAAATAGGTCCCGCAGCACAATCTTATGGTTATGGTTTTGGTATTTCTCAATATGGTGGAACTGTTTCAGGAGCCTTAACCAGTGCTTTAAATGGAGTTTTAACTGCGGATACTGCAGGAACAGCAGGATCAGGAACTACAATTAATATTGTATCTAATGCAGGATTTCCAACTGCAGGAACTATAGCAGTCGGTAATGAATTAATTTCTTATACAGGAAAAGGTACAAATACTTTAACTGGTATTACTAGAGGAGCATTTGGAACGGCTACTACTGGAACATCAAATGGTCAAGCTCATGGTACTGGATCTGCAGTTACTGATGCCTCAGATTATTCTGGTTGGGGTTCAGCTGTTCAAGCTTCTCAAGTAACTTTAGAATCTGCCTTATGGTCATTGAGTAATTTTGGTCAAGTATTAGTTGCAACTATTGCAAACGGTAAAACTTTTACTTGGAACTCAGGAATTGCAGCTAGATTTACTC